GACCAGTCCTTGCGGTACTTGTTAAAATCGGCTTGCAGACTTTCAGCGCGTTTTTCGGCATTATCCGAATATGTTTCGTACCGGTCCGCCCTTGCTTCTGCCCGTTCTGCCTTGCGTTCCAGTTCTTCGGCATAACTGAGCCTTTCGCCCTCTTTGCCGCCGTTTTCAAGTCCGAGTTTCTCAGCAACTTTCAACGCCCAGTAATGATTATTTGTCGACCTACTGACCCATGCCCCGGCTTTGCCGGACCATAAATAACTTGATTTGATTTCGGACTTTTGAGCATCAGACAAAGCCATATATTCCGACTTGTCAAAATGCAGTTCGATTTTTTGGGTTTCGCGATTCAGTATGTATTTACCCATGATATGCTCCTTTCTGGCCGGACTTTGGACCGGACCCGTGCATTAATCCGGCATGAGCCGGACCCATCTGCATTAATCCATTTCTGCACCGCTCCCAGCCTAAAGCCTTTTTATACTCGCTGGGACGAGTTACGCGGCCTTTTGTTTAGCCGCCTTTTGATTGATTTTGTGATTGATATAGTCGATTTCTTTAGCATAGGACCTTACTTCCGCCGTGAGCCATTCAAGGATTTTCTTGGCGTTATCCTTCGCCGGGAAGCAGTACTGCCATTTGCGCTTCTGTTCCCACTTCCGGGCAAGCCGTGCGAGTGTGTAAAGCCTCTGCCAATCGGTTCCAAGAATTGATGCCAGGTTACTTACTTCGTTTTGGCTCCCGCGTTCGTCACGTTCGCGCCGAATGATATTCATTTGCTGTTCTGCAGTTCTTTTGTACCATAGCGTCTTTTTGCTCTCAACCGCGTAGTTCTGGACATTATCAAAGTGATTGCGAACTGCCCATATAAGGCTGTCAACGTTAATTTTTACGTCTGAGTTCGTTTCTTCTTTCCCGCATATCCAACATTTCATAATAAAACCTCCATAAGTTTATTTGCTTGCTACGTGCAGACCAGCTTTCCCGTCCCGCTCCGGCTATCCTGTGCTATGCACTACGCCGTATCACCCGCATACTTCCGGCAGGCTCATCAGGGATCGCTGTTAAGTTGTCAATGTTCGTTTGTGTCGTTCGCCGTGCTGATAGTTTTATGATACACCCATTTGCCACACGTTTCAAAGGCAAAATAAAACCGCTACGGTTAAATAGCGGTGATTAGAAGCGATTAAATCAAATTATCTCTATCATTCTTCGTTTTTCGCAATCTTTTGAGATTCACGAAATAATTTCACTTCTTCAAGCCGTGCCCGATAGTCGGCATTTATCAAGCGTTTCAGCGTTTCCGTTTTGGTTGTCCCGTCCATGGCTGCAAGCTCAGATAATTTATTTTTTGTAGCATCCGGCAATCGGTAGCTGGTATGCTTGGTGTTGCTCCTGCGGTAATTATCTCCCATATGTCCTCCGTGTATCCAATGTATATACAGTAATTATATATCCGTACACGCTCAAAATCAAGCACAACAAGCACAAAGCATTTGTATGGGATAATTGATATAGGAGGGATAAACATGTCTAATATATGCAAACAGTGCGCCAACTACGATATGTGCAAGAACAGTGAATATAGTTGCCCGGCATTAACGGAGATCATCCAGATATATAATCAAACCCGAAATAAGGACCGGCATCAGCTAGTAAAGAAGATCGGCCGGAAAATTGGGATTGTTGACGCGGAACCGAGCAAGGGCCTGAGCAAGTTGGCCGAGCAGATCATGGATAAATTCCCTGGATTGCATTTTATCCGTGAGTACGGAATACGGATCGGATATGTTATGAGCCAGGAGCGGCCAACAGGGAGCAAAGTAAAATATGCCGACTGCACAAAGGTAAAAATCAAGTATCAGGCATGGCTGCCGTATGATTTTATTATCACATTCTATGAGCCGAATATTGAAATACTGTCCGAAAATCAAAGGAAAATACTGATGCTGCATGAGTTGAAACACATCGGCATCGGTGAAAGAGGGTTGAAGCTGGAAGAGCACGACATTGAGGACTTCAGAAGTATATTAAAGGAATACGGAATAGATTGGAACAGGATGGAGGAAGAAGTGCCGGATATACTGAGTGAAGATAATGTGACGATAACGGAAGGATGAATGTAGATGGAAGAAAATAGGAGTATGATTGGCACACAAAATCCAACAGAATACCAATTGACGGAAAAAGAGTCACTATTACTAGAGATAATGTTAAATCCAGAGTATCGGACAAAAACAATCTCGGAATGGTGTAGGTTAGCCAACTGTAGCCGTTCCACCTATTATGACGCATTCAAAAAACCGGAGTTTGCTGCATTATATGAACAAAAGACAAAAGACCTGGTGCGTCAATCCATTGGTCCAGTAATCAACGCCGTGGTCCGTGAGGCGATCCGTGGCAGCTATAACCATGCCAAAATCATATTAGAAATGGCTGGACTATATACAGATAAAATAGATGTTACCGGCGAAATCACCTACACCGCATCAGCCGAAGAACGCCGTTCCCGCCTCATTGAGATACTCAGCAAAAAGCAGCTGGACGCTGCAATCCCTGTAGAGTACTCACCGTCTCATATAACTAAAGATAAACAAGACACTGACAACGAGGATGATTAGGCCTTGCAACCCACTATTTACTGACTTTATGATACATTGTATCGCATCAAGGTTTTATGAGATAACCCCCTCCTATAATGGAGTAGTCATACTGGCTGCTCCTTCTTTTTCTGTTCCATGGTGACACTGATTCCGGAACAATAGGGGGGGTGGTTGTTTTCCTGGGATAAAATCAATGTCCTTCATGGGGGTGGCTTTTTCCCAGAGGTGGTCAGTACTACTTCCCAATCGTTCTATCACAAAACCCTATCATCAAAACCCATTTCCTTTCAGCACCAAAAGACCAGTCCGTTTCAGTGATAAAATTAATATATGAGGAAATTCCCGCACAGCACAGTCATAGCAAGGCTTTGCAGTGCAAAAAAGAGTATCTTAGATTATAAGAGGTACCTCGAACAGTAAAAAGTCTTGAAAGTGTTTGAAATAGCAGGTTTGAGCATAATTTCTCGTAGAGTAATTGCACGGATTTTAGTACATAGCCTTTAAACCTTAGAGCCTGTAAGCATGAAGTGCATTTTTAACAAAATCCTCGTAGAGTAATTGCACGAAAAAAAATACATAAGGAGCAAATGGGTATGGATGATGATAAAAAGGGCGGCAAAGACGTTATATTGCAAGAACTGTCCAAGACTATCACAAGACTGCAAAACGGTGGCGTAAATGTCGAAGGACTTTATTACGGCATAAAAGATGATGGAATGGAAGATGCGGATAACGGCAATTTTCCATGGAGACCAAAGGATGAATTTATCAAAGTGTTTCCAAGAGAAATAGCTGAGATTGCCCCGTTTTTATCTGGCACAGAAATCGTCATTGTTATGCTGCTCATGAACTGCATGTCTTATTCGGATGGGCTTCTTAGAAAAGGTGGCAAGGGCAAGCCTGTTACAATGGAGTACATCGAGCGTTTAACAGGATATTCACGAAAAACAGTAGTTAAGGCAATGGCTAACCTAGTTAAAAAAAGAGTTTATTTTTATGGCAGAACCGGGAGAAAAGAAACCGACCCGTATCAATTCTATGTAAATCCGTACATCTTTTTTAAGGGCAAATACATAAACCCAACCTTGGTTTCCATGTTCAAGGATTATAAAAATGCGTAGACAGGCTTTCGCAATTCACCACCACAGAGCCTTACAAAATCCGTGCTACACTTTATATATAAGGTTTACAAAGGAGGTATTTATGGACTGGCGTAACAAAGCGGCGGAACTGTACGACAAAGGGATGCGGCTCGCAGACATACGAACCAGACTGATATCAGAGGGGCATGAACTGACATACGGGGCGTTGAAAAAGTTTATATACCGGCGGAAGAAGAGAGCAGACAAGGCGGCAAACGAAGAACTGCCAACCATGGACGACATGATTCAGGCAGAAAAGGCAAAACGGCTCAGGGCAAATCAAGACAAAATATTCCACGAACTTATCAGCGAACGGGCAACGCGCGACATTATAGCAGACAAGATGGTCAGTGCCATTCAAGCTTTACCGGAAATCAAGATCACGCCCATTGTTTTCACCCCAAAACAGTACAAGCCCATTGAAGTTGTCCTACAATTGTCCGACATTCAGGCCGGGACGTACATCAGTAAGGAGGCAACGGGAGGATTCAATGAATACAACAAGGACATTCTGAAAGAACAATTCAACCGACTTTTCAAAGCCATGACCAGCATCATCACCCGTCAAAAGCAGATTGAACCGATTCACAAGCTGAACATACACGCACTGGGCGATATGGTGGAGGGTATGGGAATCTTTGAGGGGCAGGCGCAACACACCGACCAAGACCTGTATCATCAGATGTTTTCTCTTGCAGACTTGATTTGCTGGCTTCTGGTTGAACTTCTCCACCTGTTTGATGAAATCGAGTTTTCCGGTATTGGGGGAAATCATGGCAGGGTGGGTAAGAAGGGCGAGAATCCGCATTTTGTGAACTGGGATGTATATTTATACAAATACATCGAAGCCAAACTTCAAAACTACAAACGGATCAAATTCAACATCCCGTTGGCATGGTGGTATCTCGACACAATCCAAGGCTGGAATTTCCTGTTGTTACATGGAGAAGACATTAAAGCATGGAACGGTCTTCCGTATTACGGCATTGACCGGGCGGATGCGAAGTGGACGAAGCTGTTGCAGTCCATCGGCAAGCAGTATACCTACATGGAACTGGGGCATTTCCACAGTCCAAGTGAACTGTCCAGTGTGACAGGCGAGAAGATCATCAACGGTTGCTGGCCGGGAGGAAGTTTATTCGCACTCAAAGCACTGGCAACGTCCGGCAGACCACGGCAGAACATGTTTGCCGTACACAAAGAGAAGGGCAAGACCTGGAGTTATCCTATATGGTTGGATATTTAGGCAATAAAGCCGCTACCCAAAGGGTTGAACGGCTTATTCATAAACTGGCGTATGTGCTGTGCAAGGCGGCTTAATAGGCAGACCCTACAACGTCTATATTAGGAGGGTGTATGAGCGAATTTCCATGTACTACATGTAGATATAGAGAAACACCATATGCCTGCGAACAATCCACTTGTGAGAAATACAAGGCATATAAAACCATGTCCATGTATGAACATCTTGGAGAACTGGCAAAACAGGCTGTCATTCGCACTATGCTTGAAGGAGAAGTCGTACACGGCACAGAGAAGTGGAAACAGAAAGACATAGACTACCACAAACGCCATGCCTTTGAACACGCCGAAAAGGCGTATGTAGGGGCAAAAACAAGCGAGGATGATATAGGGCATTGTCTGACAAGATGCGCCATGATTTTATGGGCAAGGAGCAACCATGATTGAAGTAACCGCCCATGCCAAAGAGCGAATGAAGGAACGCTGCAAAATCAAAGCCAGAAGCATAGAGAGACTTGCCCGTATTGCGTTTGAAAAGGGCATGAATCCTTCCGACTTCTCCGGGGCATTGCATGGGTATCTTATGTCACTGTATGAATTCAATCATCAAGCCAATAACCTCAGACTATACGGAGATAAAATATACATTTTCTGTGATGATGTGCTGGTAACGGTGTATGACACACCCAAACGATTTCTGAATACCGTCAATCACCTTGCGCGGAAAAGGAGAGCCAATGGAACTGCCTAGCAGAGACGAACTGTTAAAGTTAATAGCGGATGGATATTTCAGCGAAGAAGAGGAAAAGGAGCTTCTTGCGATTTTGGAGGCGGAGCGGAAGGATGAAGCCATACAGAATTATGCCATTTTTGCAGAAGAGTACATAAAGATTGTCGATAAAAAAGGCGATCAGATACCGTTCAAGCACAACAAAATTCAGCAGGAGATCAACGCCAAGGTAAAAGAACTGCACGATGCCGGTAGACCTGTGCGAATTATTATATTAAAAGCACGTCAGCACGGCGGTTCCACAAACGAACAGGGCAGAATGCTTTACAACACGGCGACAAAAGGAAACCGCACCGGATTGATCGTTGCCCATGAAGCTCCTGCAACGGCCAAAATCTTTGAAAAAGCCAAGTACATGTACAACAACCTTCCCGCCTGCGCAAAACCGCTCATAAAGGCTTCCAATGCGAAAGAATTGGTGTTTGACCGACCGACCGGATACAAGGGGAAGGAGAAGGGGCTAAACAGCAAAATCAGCATACAGACCGCCGGTGACGTGGGGATAGGGCGTGGCGACACGATACATTATGCCCATTTGTCGGAGTTTAGCTTTTGGCCTTCTCCGGAAGGGAAAGACCCGAAGAAGCAACTTGCCGGTATCCTTCAGGCCGTTCCAAAAACACCCGACACAGAAGTAATTATTGAGAGCACGGCCAACGGATATAACGACTTTAAGGAGCTGTGGGATGAAGCCGTATCCGGGCAAAGCGAATGGGTTGCCATGTTTTTCCCGTGGCACGCCAACGACGATTATCAGATGGAATGTGACGAGGAAGAATACGATAGAATTATAAAGAATCTGGACAAAAAAATCTATGAATATCTGTTCGGCACACAGGGGAAAAAGCGGAACCCCGGCATTGTGGAACTGTTCAACCTGACAAAAGAACAAGTCAAATGGTATGTCTGGATGCTCAAAAACGACTGTAACAACGACCACAACCTCATGAAGCAGGAGAACCCCACCATGGCAACGGAGGCGTTCCTGTCAACCGGTACGCCTGTGTTTGACAATGAAAAAGTGCAGTCCAGAATTGAGTATTTGAAACAGGTCTACAAAAAGAACCCGCCCAAAGTTGGACGGTTTACCTTTGAATGGGGCAATCCTGACACCCACGACTATATCCAGGATAAGTCCATTCACTTCATCGAGGATCCCAATGGCTTTGTGAGCATCTACGAAACTCCGCAAGGCGGATACCCTTATGTCATCGGCGGCGACACCAAGGGCGAAGGACGGGACTTCTACGCCGGAACAGTGATAAACAACGTTACGGGGCAAAGAGCGGCGACGATAAGGAACTGTTGGACAAACTCCAAGCCATACACATGGCAAATGTACTGTTTGGGAATGTACTATAACCTTGCCCTGATCGGCATAGAAATGAACTTCAACACCGCACCCATCGAAGAACTGGAACGGCTTCACTATCCTCGCCAATACACCCGAAGAAGGTACGACGACATTACGAAGGACTATCAGCTGAAACACGGCTGGAAAACGGACGGTAACACCCGCCCGCTCATCATAGACAAAGAAGTCCACCTGATTGAGGACAATATCGACCTGTTCAATGATATTCCCATGCTGGAAGAATGTCTGACCTTTGTATATGACGATAAAGGCCGACCGGATGCCATGAGCGGCAAGCATGACGATGCCTTGTTATCCGACATGATTGCAAATGAAATCCGTCAACAGCAATCGTTTGAAGCAGAATTTGAACGGGAGCCAGTTTCCCGAAGCTTCGACGAGGACACCGAATGCTACGATGAAGACGATGATTCACCCTATAATTGAGGCACAAAAGAGTATGCAAACCTGTGATACGATAGATATGAAAGGAGGTTGTTGTAAATGACCGTAATCATGATATTCGCAATCTTGACCATTCTCATATCCAACTACATATCCTTCATCTACGGCGTACGCATAGGCAAAGCCATGCAGAAAGACATTCCACCTGTTCCCATAGAACCTATTATCAATGCGGCAAAACGAGCAATCAAGCTGATAAAGGACTGGCCGGTTAAGAAGTATTTCCAAAAGAAGCCGTTTAAGCAAGATGAAGATGATTATTCACCATGGAATATGTGAGGAAACCGCCAATGAAAAAAGCCTACATAAAATCCATCAAATCCAAAATATACGACCACATCGCCGCCCATTTCCCCCTACTAGACGAAAATAAGTTTACATTGGGTGGAATGTCGTACACTTATAAATGCCACCTAAACGCCGTACAGAAGGTCAAGGAGGGCAAGGCAAACAAAGTGATCGCGTGTGTGGCAATCGACAAAAGCACTTGGGAAAATATCGTCGTCCACTTTATCAATCAACTTGACGATGGGCAGTACCAAGACAACACATGGGGATGGCTTTACACGGGATGGAAGTATTATTTTGTCAAGGAACTGCACCCAAGCGAATATGACAACATCGAAAATATACTTGGCTATCTGCAAACATCACTGGTAAATGACCATTCAAACCCTGTTATGCGAAAACTGTTTCGTGTGAAAACGATAGTGCGAGGTGACTATGCAGACGATACATTGTACAACCTGTGGAAAGGTATTATGTGAAGCATCCGGCGAAGTGAAGAAGATATGCCCGAAGTGTGGCAAGGTAACATGGGTTATGACAACAAGTTTCGGCATTATTGACCTAAACAAACTGCCACTTACAGGAAAGTTATGTGAGAAAGAAACTGTGCTAAAATAAAAGTATGAAGTAGCGCCTCACGCAGGCCAGTTCATCCGAAAGGGTGGATTGGCCTTTTTATTTTGACAGGAGGTACAACATGTTCGGAAAAAAAGAGGAAAAAACATCACAATACAATACCCCCGAAGAAAACGCCTTGCTCATCGAAATAGAATCCGCTCAACAGTACGCAGAGGGCGGGAAGCGATATGACATTGAAACCGCATGGGATGATGAATACAAGGTGTATATCGGCGGCGGGAAACAGTGGGATACCACCAAAGGCAAGCGAACAGAAAAGGGCAAGCGGAGAAACTTCAACAGCGAGGACAACTTCATCCTTCCCATGGTTCAGAATATGCTTGCTCCATTTTCCAATACACCTGTGATGAACATGTCCGGGGTGGAGCCGGGAGATAACGAATCTGCCGAAGTGCTGAACGACCTTGTACCACATATCCTCTACAGAAACAAATTCCCCGAACAGTGGGAGAAGATCACAGAACAATTCGTCAGTTACGGTCCGGCAATCGGATATGTCGGATATGACCAACACTGGATCGGCGGAACCGGACCGGACCGATGGGTGGGTGAGATTGTTTCCGAATATGTCAAAAAGGAAGAATTCTTCCCGGACCCTTCCATCCTGGACCTTGAAGAAAGACTGCAGGAATGTTCCTATATAAACAGAGTTAAACGAAAGAAGATCGAATGGTTCAAGGAAATGTGGCCCAAGAAAGGCCAGTACGTCCTTGAAAATATCGACAGCAAAATAAAAGGGCAGGAAGATGAAGGGCAAGACCCAAAGCAAGCCGCATTGATTATCCACTACCACAAGGGAGTGCCAAAATTCGTCCCGGATGAATGGAAGAAAATATTCCTTGAAAAAGCGCAGGAAGCCGAGCAAAACAACCAGCTTCCCTACTACGCAAAAGACCTTCGTGATATGGCGGCCGGAACCTTGAAAGGTGTGCATTGCGCCTACAAGAGCAACAACGTCCTATTGGACTATATCCCATATATCTATGATGATGGAATGTATCCGTTCGTTTACAAAGTCCTTTACTACGACAAGGAACAGCCGTACGGAATGGGCGAAATCCGCAACGTATTGATTCCCCAACTTCTTCACAATAAGGCAGACGAGATTGAACTTGGTGCCATGTTGGGGCAGGGATTGGGTGGAGGCTTCTACAATAAAGGTGCTTTGTCCAATGCGCAGAGGGATGAACTTTTGGACAATATCGCCAAACCGAACGCGTGGCATGAAGTGAACACCATAAACGGTATTGTGGAGAAGAAGGCAACTACCACACCGCCGAGCATCACGAACTACAAGGACAGTAAGAAGCACATCATTGATACGGTCAGCGGAAACACGGCTATCCTCCAGGGAATATCCCCCGGAGCCAATGTTCCCTATTCGACCATTGCCGAACTGGGAGCAAGGGCAGATGCCAGAACGAGACGAAAAGCAAAGGTACTGGAGCGGTTCATGATTGAATTTGTTCAGCTTATCATAAACCGTATTGCTCAATTCTACACCGAGGACCGGAAGTATCGCATCTTGGGAGATAACCAACTGGCGAGAATGCAATCCGAAGTGTACAAGGCACTCACAGAAATCGCCTCCATGCCGGCCGGAACCGACCCGAATGTTCAGCTTCAAGCGCTGGTTGATATTCTGACTTTCATCAAGACGCAACAGGAAAAACCCAAGACCGCCGTATTCAAGCGCGACATGCTGGTTAAGACATGGGAAAGAGATGTAGGAAAGAAGGAAGAATTCATTCCTGAGTTTGATGTCAGGGTGAAGGTGACAGACGAGAAGCCGACAGACCGGAACTATTATACTTCTCTTGCGACACAGTTATTCGGCAAGGCAATCGGACTCCGGGCGTTCTGGAAAACCATGGACGAAGGACGGTTCCCGCCGATTGACGAAATCATTTCCGAGATCGAGGACATGCAAAAGTCACAGGCTGAATCGCAAATGCAGGCACAAATGGCTATGGTACAGGCAGAACAGGCAGACAAGCAAGCCGACAGGGAAGCGAGTATGCAGAAGCAGAGGGAAACAAATCAATCTCAAATTGAAATGACAGCCTTATCTGCGGCGGCGAAAGCGGGTGTGAGATGAAAGAAACGGTCAAAGCGGTAATGTCGGACAAGGCGATACTGTGCGGGCACTGTGGTCATAAACTGGCTGAGACATACGGACTGAAGCATGGTTTAGGCAATGGCAAGATATATCTCATGTGCCGACACAAAAGCAGCGGGAAGGTGTGCAAGGCGATAAATCAGATTGATTTATAGGCACGAAAAGACACCATTAAAACCGTGATATACTGAAATCAAGAGAATATATAAACCCGTTTCAAATGGGGCGATCAACTGGAGAAATCCGGCTGATTGGCCCCTTTTTGTTTGAAATTCACCGGTACACCACCGGTTAATTAATAAAACTGCCATACCAGG